TCGCCAATGCTTATGGCGTTGACGTACAAGCTGAAAAAGAAGCCTTGGCGTTACAACAGGCTTGGATTGCGCATCCGGATCACACGATCACCAAAGCAATGGTTGCAGAACGTGCAATTTTCTTTGTATTACTCCCGTTCTTTAGAGCTGTTGGTGACAGTGGTATGCGAACAGTCTCTGCGGACATTAGTAGAGACGAACAAATCCATGTTGCATGTAACTCATTAGTCTGCAAAGAGATGGGTTTAGATATATCTCCAAGCCTAGACAAGCTACGTAAAGCAACTATCAATTGGGTTATGCAACCACTTGCATACAAAAGTCCTGATAGAAAATTGTCCAAAAAATTTTGGCTAGATCAGAGCGACAACCTTATGTATCAGGGCAAAGCACCTGAGCTTTCATTCACCAGGGCAGCACGAATGCCTGCATTCTTTGAGCACAGTAATGTCAACCTCCCTCAATATGCTTGAAGCTCGTGGCATGCAGTCACGCGGCTTAGTCAACCAATTAGAAGAAACATTTCCACCCATTAATCCTTCCCCGGAAGATACGATTGAAAAAATTATGTATAGATCTGGTCAACGCAGTGTTGTTGAATGGATCATTAATTATATGGAGACAGAAACATGAGTAGTCGTTATGCAAACATCTTTGGTATGAGACCAGGCACAGGACCATCTGGAGCAACCTATCAACAACGTGTGTTTGAACAGGGTGGTCAGCATGCTGGAACTCTTCATTGGAATGATGGCAACCTATACGATAAGAGTTGGGTAGTTGATGGTAAGTGGCTTACAGGCGAAGAGCTTGATAGAAGGTTTGGTAAGAACCATCAGTATGTAGGACTGCCGGGTCATACATACGGTCGAATGGAACTAACATCTAAACCTGAACAGCCTAAAGATGATGGCCTTTCGGATTTACTTGACTCGCAAATGAAAGGTTTTACCAGTGGTATTGATGCCATCACTGCTGGTATGAAAGCAAATATGGAGGCTATGCAGAAGACCATGGCTGATCAGCAAGCAGGATATCAAGAGCAGCTGAAGCAGATGACAAACGTAATGAGTACTGCAAATAAATTGCCTCAATCCAGGGAGAGAATCTTGGGTGTTAAAGGTGCTGGTAGTCCTGACGCGATGACCATCAGGAAGGAAAGACAAGGTCTAAAAGGTACATTTGGCCGAGAAGGTCTACGAATCAAATCACTAAACGTATAGTAAATGTCAGCAAGAACTAGGTATGACTTTTTAACAAGCGATCGTTCTCAATTTCTAGAAGAAGCACGGCAAGCAGCAGAGCTTACCCTTCCTTATTTAATCCGTGGTCATGAAGAAAACACGACAGGAATGAAGCAGCTCCAAACTCCTTACCAATCGGTAGGAGCTAAAGGTGTTGTGACATTGGCAAGCAAACTAATGCTTGCACTACTTCCTGTTCAAACAAGTTTCTTTAAACTGCAGCTAGATGAAAGCCAGTTAGGTTCGGATTTCCGACCTGAAATGAAGTCAGAACTTGACTTGTCATTTGCAAAAGTAGAAAGAATTATTCTTGAATCTATTGCTGCATCTGATGATCGAGTCTCTGTACACCAAGCACTACTCCATCTTGTAGTAGCTGGTAATGCTCTAGTGTATATGAGTAAAAAAGGATTGAAGGTATATCCTCTTAACCGCTACGTGGTAGAAAGAGATGGTAACGGTCAAGTGATTGAAATAGTCACAAAAGAATCAATCTCAAAACAACTAGTTGTAAACCAGTTACCTAAAGAGGTACTGGATGGTGATGAAGTTACAGACGAAAGCTCACACAACGATGACGTTGATGTCTACACACATATCAAGCGTGACAACAACAGATTCATTTGGCATCAAGAGGTGAATGATACTGTACTGAAAGGTTCTCAAGGTAAATCACCTGTTGATCTAAACCCATGGATTCCACTTAGATTCAATGTTGTAGATGGTGAGCCTTATGGACGTGGACGTGTAGGACAATTTATTGGTGACCTGAAATCCCTTGAAGGACTATCTCAGGCACTGGTAGAAGGTTCTGCAGCAGCAGCAAAAGTTGTCTTTACTGTATCTCCGTCAAGCACAACTAAACCTTCCACACTGGCAGCAGCAGGTAATGGAGCAATCATTCAAGGTCGCCCTGATGACATCGGAGTGATCCAAGTTGGCAAGACAGCTGACTTCGGGACTGCCTATCAAATGGCGGGACAGTTAGAACGAAGATTGAGTGAAGCGTTCCTTGTACTAAACATTAGAGAGAGTGAAAGAACGACTGCAGAAGAAGTAAGGATGACTCAGTTTGAACTTGAGTCACAACTTGGAGGATTGTTCAGTCTGCTGACTGTTGACTTCCTTGTGCCTTATTTGAATCGCAAGTTGAGTGAAGCTCAGAAGAATGGTGAGATCCCTAAGATTCCAAAAGACATTATTAAACCTACTATCGTTGCAGGTATTAATGCACTTGGAAGAGGACAAGACAGAGAGAGCCTAGGACAGTTCCTAACCATCCTTGCTCAAACACTTGGTCCTGAAGCAATTGGCACCTTCATCAATACAGACGAAGTAATCAAACGTCTTGCAGCAGCTCAAGGTATTGATGTATTGAACCTTGTACGTTCAATGCAAGAAGTACAACAAGAGCAACAAGCTATGCAACAACAAGCTATGGCAATGCAACAACAGCAGATGGCAGTTGAAGCAATGAATTCTCCTCAGCTAGATCCATCAAAGAATGGAGAAAAGGAGATGAACCAAGCAATGATGGCACAGCAGATGCAAGAACAACCACCACAATAAAACTATATGGCTGAAGTAATGTCTATGCTCTCTGATGAAAACAATCAGGGAGAACTGAATGCAGATGAACAAGAGTCACTGCAGATCGGTGAAGAAATGGAACAACAGCAAGAAGCAAAACTTGCTGGTAAATATAAAAATGCTGAAGAGCTAGAAGCTGCTTACCTTGAACTTCAAAAAAAACTAGGTAGCTCAGAACCTAAGGATAAACCTGAGGAAGAAGAAGCTGAAGAGCAAGAAGAACAAACAGATGAGACACCAGAATCCTCACTCTTTGATCGCTTGTGGGATGAAGCTCAAGGTAATGAGTTGTCAGAACAAACACTCAAAGAGTTAGCACTTTCAAAGCCAGAAGACCTAGCCAAGATGTACCTTGACTACAGATCTTCTAATTCAACTAGAAAGATTTCTGAAAGTGATGAAGCAGCTCTTCGTGGATCAGTTGGAGGAGACCAAGTTTATTCTCAAATGATTGAATGGGCTGGCAGCTCACTACCAGAAGCAGAGATCAATATGTATGACTCTGTGATGGAGAGTGGAGATCCTAATGCTGCTTACTTTGCAGTACAAGCATTGAAACTTAAATACAATGATGCTGTAGGAGTAGAGGGAAACCTCATTCAAGGTAAGGCTGCACAAGCTAAACCAAAAGGATTCAAGAGTCAGGCAGAAGTGGTAGAAGCAATGCAAGACCCACGATATGACCGTGACCCTGCTTATCGCCAAGAGGTGATGACAAAGCTTGAACAATCAAACGTAAATTTCTAAACAATTAACCACTATTTTACAATGAAAAAAATTATCGCAATTCTCTCAGCCGCTGCATTGGGAGCCCCCGCCATTGCTGGTCCTTATGCCAACGTAGAGGCAAACTCTGGTTGGAGTGGAACCGATTACGGTGGAACTGTAATTGATAATCATCTGGGTTACGAAGGTGACAACTGGTATATCCAGGGTGGTCCCTCCATTGTTTCTCCTGATGGCGGCGACAGCACAGTTGAACTGTCAGGTAAAGCAGGTGGTGGCGTACCCCTCACTGAAAACCTGTCTGCATATGGTGAAGTTTCGTTCATCACTGGCGATGACAATAATGGCTATGGCACAAAGCTTGGTGTGAAGTACAACTTCTGATGAACGACACACAGATCTGGCCAACTGAACCACGTATGTA